GGAACAATGTCAGAGAATCTCTAGTACATTGTTTGATATACTTGGGGGCCAGTGTTGTCTAGGCCAGGACAACCTTTGGACTTTCACCTCTGATGAGATCGAGGCACTATCTTATTATGTAAGACAATTACAATCGATCACAAGTGAAAGGTTTCAACATGTCAGTGTCAAACTACATGACATGGGGGTGGTCGAAGATAAAGGGAGTGCGCACTTCCGTGCTCACAAACTGATCTTCACCTATACTACCCGGGAAGAAGGGACGAGAAATAGAAAAAAGAAAGAAGAAGGGTTGGAGGAGGTAAGAAACCATGATCTCCATGAGAATCTTGGTCGGGCGGTTGAGGAAGAAAGAGAAAAGATAATGAAGGAATATGGGAATCCAGATGGTGAGATCTTTTATGATATGTGTTACGTTTATCCGAAACAATTAAGAGAGTATCTAAGAGACTCAGAAGGACGAGAACTGTATGGTTTTGTCGGTTGTAATCCAAAGGTGATTCGTCACCTAAGTTTCATGACCAACGCATTCCGTTTAGTTCTCTGTTCGAGTTCTTGTTTCAACAATCTCAAGAAGGAACAAGGATCGGAGTTTGTCCATATTTTTAATATGTTGGACCTACTTGCACCTTGGAAATTATGGTTAAATCTTGACGTCGTTAACTTCGTAAGTCTAGCGAAATATGTCTTCATCTACCCATTGTCTATACATCCATTGACGGATGACAACCTCTCAAGTCATGCTAAGGAACCGAAAGAATTTGGAAAAGACTACAATAGTAGACTTTCGAATTACTTCTTCGTTGGAAGACTTAAGAGATTCATCAAATGTCGATTATCCGTGACTCGATCACAAAAGAGTCTACGAGGATGTTGGGAATGGCAGAATGCAAAAACAGCATGCTATGTAGTTCCTGAAGGCTTCATCGAGCAAGCCAAAGAGAAACACCAAGATTCCTTGTCAGAGCCATTTTTTACATGGACTAATGGATTTAAATCCAAGAGTTTCATTGAAAAACCCTACAAGGTATTTCCAGAGGATGTGACCATCTGTGAGGAAAAGAAAGAGAAAGAAGAAAAAGAAATTGAAAAGGCGACAGAGGAGATAAAAGAAGAGACGGAAGAATTTGAAATTGAAGAGGAGGGTACAGAGGAAGAAGAAGAACCAAGTGTTCAAGAAACACGAGATCCAAAGAAAAGGGTCTTATCACCTGAACTTTTAGGTGATCGCAACGGACGATTCAAGAAGATCATTAGTAGACTTCTTGTAGCTATGTTTGGTCAGAAGGGCAAGAACCCCTTCGATCCGAGGACATGTCTGGGTTATGAAGCTAGTAACTCAGCGTCTTTGGAGTTCCAGCGCTCTAATGGAGGTGGCAGAGGGTACTTACGTGACGTCTTGTTAGATCAACAAGATGGACTCTTAAAGGAGTCAGATCCAATGGGTCATGGAGGTTACGCCAAAGGAGTTAGGACATTTAGAACATCTAGATTTCTAGATAGAATGTACTATCACCCGAAGGTAGGAGTATATGAAACTTGGACAGATATGCATCAAGATCTCAATCTTGAGATCTTAAGGGACAATTTGTCTTTCATGCAATGTCAACCAGAAATGGTTGATAAGACACGTGGAAGATTAAGTCTCTTAGTGGATCTGTTCTCAAAGTCTTCAGGATATGTTCCAAACCATGACCAAGTACCGGCCTATCTCTTAGAACTTGAGCAAAAGGCAACCCAACCGATAGAAAAACTTGAACTCATCTCTATGATCAGAGATTTGAGGCTTTTCCCAATTGATGAAGTTCCACTTCCATCAGTTGAAGTATCGGATTTCGTAGCAGACAATCAGAGTCCACCAGGTCTCACAGCTAAAGTTGCGTGTGTTCTTGAACCCCTAAAGGTGAGAACTTTGACGAAATGTGAAGCAGTACCAACTTATCTTTGTAAACCTCTCCAGAAGAGAATCTGGTCAGGTTTGCAGGAACTAGAAATGTTTAAGCTCACAGGTCGTGTGGTTGAACCAACGGATATCACAGATGTCCTTAATAAGGGTTACAACCTTTATAAAGAAGAGATCGAGGAAAAAGAGCCACTTTGTCTTTGT